TCAAAAGGAGTCAATTTAAGCACGTTAGTTGAAATTCGTTCCTCTCTAATTGAAATACAACTTATGGCTGGAAATAAAACAAAAGGAGTAGGTAAGTTTTTACAAGACATTATTACAAAAGTTGATGAACAAATAACCAAAGCGCCAACTAATTTATTAACTTCTGGTAAATATCAAAAACTAAGCACTCCGCAACAAAAAGTAGTAAAAGATACAGTAACAAGATTAAGAACAATTAACGACCGTTATTTTAAAGACATGGTTCCTTTTAACAAAGCCATTGTTCAAAAAATTGTTACAGAGGGACGTTTAGGAAAACATTCGGACGATATATACGAACAAATATTATTGAAGGCTGATTCTACTGGTATGCGAGATATACTGGATGCAGTAACTAGAGGTGGTTTGCGAGAAAGCATGGTAGGACCGCAAAAAGGATTAGCGATGGCTGAACATCTTAGAGCCGATTTAACTAGAAAATTATTTGCTGATTCTGTTAGATCAGCTACCGATCCAATAACGGGAGTGTTTAATCCTACAAGATACGTTAGAGAAATAACTAAATACGACGCTGCATTAAAACCTTTGCTTGGAGAAAATTACGGGCAAATGATGGCAACGCTAAATCAATTTAATAAGTACAGTCCTAAATTAAAACCTGAAGAAATAATAAAATTGGTAGATGATATAAGATTAAATCCAAAAGGAGAGTTTGGTCCAGGATTTAATAAGTTTTTAGAAACATTAGAAACCAAAGCAAAAGCAAGTGACGAATTAATTAGATTTGAACAGGCTAGAATATTAACCAACGTAGAAAATGCAACGCCAGAAACTATTGCTCAAGTTGTTTTTAGACCTAACAGCGCAGTCTCAATTAATCAAGTTAGAAATCAAGTTTCTGAAGAAGCTTTTTTAAACATACAAGACGAAGCTTTAGAACAATTAATTAGAAAAGGCGTAACGCCTAGTGGTGGATCTGAGTTAGCTGATATTTTTAAACCTGGCAATTTTCAAAAAGCATTAGATTCGTACGGAGATGAAACGCTAGAGGCGATGTTTGGTAAAGATTTACACCAAGCTTTCAAAGGATTTGCAAGAGCAATGGAAGTTACCGTATCATCAGCAGAAAAAACAGGAGCGGGTTCTATTGTAGCGGGTACACTTGCAGCAGGGTTCTTTAATTTCAATCTTTTGCCAACGGTTGTAACGTTAACCGTTTATAAAACATTGTTTGCTAATCCTAGAATAGTAAGTTTATTATCAAGAACCGACAAAACTGCGATGGGCGAAGTGTTAGACGTAGTAGAAAAAGCCATACGTCTGTCAGGATTCTCTGCTATAGGAAAATCAGGTGCTGAAGCATCAGAAGATATAGAAAGAAATATAAGGGATTCTGGAGCTTTAGAGCAAACAGGTAGTTTAAAAGACCAAACAAAACAAATAATTGACCAAGTAGCTAAACCAATCAGTAGAGGTCTTAATATACCACAAATTAATCCTTTTATTCCACCTCCAAGAACAGCAAACATCAGCAGAAGTCTACTGGGTGGATCTATTGCTAACGAAGATATAGCAAACCGTAGACAAAACCAAGGGATAGCTGGCCTAGTTTAAGTCAGTCCTAATTCTTCCCGATCAAATCCTAACGCGTGTTCTGACAGACACACTAATTCCTCTTTACTTAAATGTATGTACGGTTCTGAATCCTCTGGCAGTTGCGGTTCAGCTATCGTACCGAAACGCACGTCGTAGACTTTATCTTTGTTCCAAGTGTGTGAATACACGCTGTCCGTCATCGCAAACACTAAAACAAATGGTTGATTGGTGGCTAAAGATAAAGCGGCTCCCATACGTAATTTAGACGCGCTCAGTAATAAAGTATCGTACTTATCAATACCAAAACTACGACACTTAACTTCTAGCCAGAACGAAGACTCTTTGCTCTCGCACCAATAATCTAAGCCGTAACTAACGGGTAACTTATGACATCTTACGCCCCAAAGTCCTTCTATAAATCCAGCGACACGCTCTTCGCGCTTTTGATCGCTGATCGTTTCCATCTTCGGTTTTGTTTCCATAAATAACTCCTTCATATATGTATTCAATTGAACGATGTAATATAACAAAAGGCATTATTAATAGGCTTATCAATAATACTGTTGTTATTAAAAATAGATAAAACCAAAGCGTAGCCATTTCATATATCATTTCTTTTATTTCTTTAGTCATCGAAAAAATTTGGATCTATAGCAACTATTCGTTTCATAGGACGTCCCGTTGCTTTTACTCGTACATCTTTTTCTTGAATTTCTCCCGCGTTCATTAAACGAGTAATAATTTCTTTGATTTCAAAAGACTTCATTGATCTAAATAACTCGCGTCGGTCTATATCGCGACGACTGATACCCATTTCTCCTTGCGTTCTGATAAAACTAAGCACTTGCTTGATACGACTTTCCATTTCAGAACCCGCTACTTTATCTTCACACGTGGCTACCATTATCTGATCGTAGTAGTAAACATAGTTTATCGCCCATTGCGTAATATCACCTGTAATTGTTTTAGCGTATGGATTCTGCGCTATTTGACATATTAAAGCTAATCGCATCGCTTTTTCTCTGGTTCTTGACAACAATACTTCTAAGCCGTCTTTCTCTAGTTTATTTTGTTGATCCACTAACTCATAGGCTAGTTTATTAAGTATCTCTTTAGAATCGTCGTCAAATTTTACCACTCTTTGTTTAAAATCTACCTCTGAATTATCACGCGCTATTTGTTCCATTTCATTTTTAGTTTCTCTGACCTTACGCACCCATTCTAAAACAGCGTGGGACGGTTCTGTAAATGGCACCATACGACTAACGGTTCTAGGTAATTTAGATTCCACCACAATAAAACGATTTAAAAAACCATCCACAATACGTCCTGTTGATAAAGCACCGTAAAAATTTCTAGGAACGGACATACCGACTAAGGTAATTGCAGGTTTAATTGTTGAGCGATCCAGAGCTTCTTGTTGCTGTTTTGTTGTTAAAGTCATCATAGAGTAGTTGTCTGGTCTAATCGTTCCATGACAACGCCCCCACGTCTCCATAAGGACTTGTATAGCGTCTTCTTTATTAGAATTAGATGCCTTAGATATGCTTTCTAATCGTTTACCAAATTCATCCATTACGGTTATATGTGTGGGTTTATGCCTTAGTAAACTGTAAACTGCACCGCTTGATGTGTAGCCGTCTCCTGCCATTATTTCAACGTGTCCAGCTCCATCCAATACAGCTTCCATAACCGTCTTAATATTTTCTTTTCCTTGTCCCGATTTAGCGATACACATAAAAAACATCGAACTAAAATTATTCATATCGGTTTTATACATCCTACCCAAAGCAACAGAACCAATTGCTAAAGCCGTTTGCATAGATAACGCAGGTTGTTGTATCTGCGCTACCTCTTCCGAGTATTCAAAAATATCTTTTAAAATACCTGGAGGATTGTATAAATCAATTGGTTCCTTCACGTTGTATTTTCTTTGTATGAAAGCGGGAGCCTGTTGGTTCTTTCTTTCGTGAGTCTTTAATATAGAGTTAACTGTAGTGGAAATTTCTGATTTTGGTAAGGGCGGCTTATTTTGTTGATTCCAAGATTGAACAAAAAACTCAACCATTTCTATACTGACATTCTTTGCTATTAAGTTTCCTGCCAATCGAGCGGCGTTGTCGTTACGACTTCCCGCACTTACTCCCTCCATTGAAAATGGCGAAGTAATAGCATTGCCATTTAACTTTTCAGCACCCGTAATCATTACCCAATGTTCTTTGGTAAGATTTGGTAAATCACTGGTATCGTGCCAATCCCACCCATCTATAAACTTAGGTTCGTAAATAGCGCCTGTAGCGTGAATGTTATAAGGCGCAATAATCAAACCACCCGAGCCTCTTATATCAATTAGTTTGGCGGGATCTGATGTCTCTGTTCGACGTGCTACGTAAGTAGTGTAGTTTTCTGGATTGTTGTAATAGTAGTGCATACCCTTGCCCGTTATTACTTTGCAAGGAGTATTGGGTAAATTCTTTTCTGCCCATATACACGCTTCGGGAGTATCCGCGTCCACCACTATAAATTTACCGCAGATTAAAGCGACCACTAAATCGTCGCGGTCTTTAAACCACCGTGTTATTTCTTCTGTTGTCGGTTGTCGCTCTTTAAACTGTTGCCAGCTCCCCAGTTCTTTTGGTGGGACTTTATTATGTCTTAATAGAGGTACAGGACTGTAACCACTTTCTGCATAAGCAAGAGCAAGCTCCAACGCAGAATCCTGCGAGGATGCTTTGACGTTTAACACTACTCAACCGTTTCATTTGTCTCGTCTATAGAGCCAAAGATTGATTCAAAATCTAATTTGCCATCCGAGGCCCTAATAATCTTTTTAGCTTGTTCAATTGAAGGTTGTCTCAAACCATATCTCCAGGCTCTAGTTGATGCAGATGAACAATCAAATAGTTCTGCTGCGGGTACAATGCCTATAAATTCAATATATTTTTTTAGTGTTATTCGTGCCACTTCGCGCTCCTTATATTCTGGCTTTAAACCTTCTCGATGTAAGTCTATAAGATTTTGTTCGCCAAGTTGTTGTTGTCGGTACAGATAATTAATCTTCCATTGGTTCTTGTGTTTTGCTTTGTTCATGTGTACTATATGTTTAATTAAGTTTTATACGGATTGTAGTTTGAAACTTAATTAAAAGCAACTTTTATAATTTTTTGGAGAAAGTAATATTATGAACGATAAAATTTTAAATCGTATAAAAACCCCAAGTCAGCTAGTGGACCAACAGGGTGCGAAGCTGTTGATCTATGGCGAAAGCGGGGTAGGAAAAACTACACTTTGTCAAACGGCTCCTGGTAAAACATTAGTTGTTAGTATGGAGAGTGGTTTATTGTCTATTAAAGACGCTGAAAACTTAGACGCAATCGAAGTGAAAGAAGCGACGGAGATAGAAGAAATTGCTCAACTCTTAGAAAATGGAACTTTAGACTATGATACTGTTTGTTTAGATAGTATTACTGAAATGGCTGAAATTCTATTGGCACAAGAGAAAGCAAAAAGTAAAGATCCAAGACGAGCATACGGCGAGGTCATCGAAGTGATGATTAAGACGATGCGTCGTTTTAGGGACCTTCCGATGCACGTGGTATTTATTGCTAAACAAAGTAGGGAACGCGATGAAAAAACAGGTATGTTTCACTATCAAGCGATGATGGTCGGAGCTAAATTGCCGACCCAGATACCGTACTT